ATCTTAGACTTCTCTCTTACATAACGAGACTTCTCAACGTTAATAATAAAGTTATAACCTACAACCTCAGTACCTTCTTTTTCTTGCTGACGTCCAAGGATAAAGATGTTATCAGCGGCATAATAAGACCCTGTACCACCACCTACAACGTCTTTAGAATATAATTCCATAGTCTTGTAAGTATGATTAACTACAATCATAGGAATATCTTTGAGAGACAGGTGAGGGGTAATCATACGGAACAAAGACTTAATTTGCTTAGCTCTTGACATATCGGCAACTGACTTACCTTCTAGCGCATCTTCGACTTCTTTCTTAGATGCCAGGTTACCAATAGAATCAATAATAATAATCAGATGGTCGTTACGCTCAACACCTTCAAGCTGAGTCATTACATCGAACTTTAATTGCTCGATATTAGTTAGAGGGGTATGAATGACTCGCTTGGAATCAATACCGAAAGAATCAAAATAAGACTGAGGAGTACCGAATTCAGAATCATAAAAGAGTAAAGCCGCATCAGGATACTTGTCCAGATACGACTTTGCCATCAGTAGTGAAAAAGCAGTCTTAAAGTGCTTCGAAGGTCCAGCCCACATAGTCAGACCGGGGGTCAGACCTCCATCCAACCTACCAGACAATGCAATGTTAATTGCAGGAATAGAAGTAGGAATCATATCCTTCTTCTGAAAGAACTTTGAATCAGCTAGAATAGCTGTATCTTTAATCGTAGAGTTCTTTTTAATTTTATCAAGTATAGACATAGTATATTTCCTTATAGATCACTTATTATATAATACCTTAACAGTAAATGCTACTTACTCGGCATTCGCACCGCACTTGGCACGTTTCGCTTTTGTCAGTGCACCGTAATCAACTGGCCATTCGTTACCAGGAGCAATCTCCTTAGCACCAGCTGGAAAGTTATATTTAACCCCTGCTGTTTGTTCAATCTGTGTAACAGGAATACGAAACTTAGTTAGATCGTTACCTAGATTCTGGTATGGTGCAGTATGTGGGAACAACCAACCGGCATATGTACCGGTATTCTGATTAATAATAATCTTGTAATAACCATTTGGTACAATTACACCATTACCAATAGACTTATCACCTTGGCCGTAGATAGCACCAACATAGATAGTGAAAGTGTTATTCAATTGAACAGTCCAACCACGAACGCTGGTTTCGAGTAGTTTCCAAATACCGCGATTCAATGAACCGTGTTGTGGGTACATATTAGTCATCAAGAATGACTCATACTCAACGATTTGACTCCATGATAAGTCACCGTCAGGTGCGGCATGACCTTTATCGAAACCTGTACCGGCATAATCGTCTGGACGTGCACCTGTACCATTTAACGATTGATCGGCAACGAATGCATTTGTACGTGGAAAACAACCTAGTGCATTTTGTGGTAGTAAAGTATATGCAACATAGACGGGAATCTTAACTGGTGCATCATACGCAACAAAATATGCTTCGCGGCAAATAGGAATTGCCGGTCTTGCAGTCTTAGCAAATCCATAGGGTGAATGAATCTGACAGCTTTGTGGTGGAAGCGGTGGTCTCTGGTCCCAGGCGAAGACCTGGGTAACAAATAGGGTAGCAAATAAAATACTAATAAATTTTTTCATCCGAATAATCCTTCTAAAGATGCAGTCTCTTTTACTTGCCACCCAATGCAGCTAAGTAGAGAGGTTAAGGGTTCGAGGAACGACTTCTCGAACATTTTATCGTAGTCAATATATTCACGGATATTGAACTCAGGTGGTACTTCACCAGCAAACGTAATAACGTGTGTACCTAACGGGTTTGGTTCACGAAGGTACAAGAACTTAATCTTATCCCCTTCCTGAATCAATTGATACTTCTTCTCTAGTCCCTTACTGGTAACTAAATGATTATATATAAGAGCTCCACGAACATGGATAGGGGTACCCTTCCTAAAGATACCATTTGAGTCTGCGTACTCCTTGATACCATTCACACCCCGTGGAAATGCAATATCTTCAGGATCCAAACTATGCCATTTTGCTTCAAGAGTAGCAACGAACTTACGTAATGTTTCTTCATCCTTAGTCAGTGTAATTGCCACAGCCTCCTTGAGTGCCTTGCGTACCGGGGCAGGGGTAGAAGATCGTACAATCTCCATACCCAATACTTTTAACTTAGGTGGGTCATAGGCAACACCTTCTGAATTGTGAACGTTAACAGCATACCGTTTCTTAGCAATCCAGATACCCCTATCGGCAATAATTTCACGCTTGAACTTAATCTTACGTTATAGGTATTTAAGTAATCAGATAACTTTTCACATGCCTCGTTAATCGTAGGTTCTATTCTTTGGACGCACTATTTGTCGAGGACATCCACAATTTCACCTGGCGATTTATCTGCCATATTCTTATTGACAAGTGCACCAAGAGTAATATAGGTAGAGTCAGTATCAGAATAAAAAGAATAGTCAATGTCATTCGTCTTACACTCCGCGTTTACAAATTCGTTTAATTTTTTAGCAACCGATCTAATTAATAGCTGACCGGTCATCGTGATACCTTCAGCTACTCGAATGTCATAGTACCTAAAGTAAATATTACCCATTGCACCATAAAGTGAATTCATCAAAATCTTAGCAGCCATCTGCTTGGAATTCAAACTTGCAATATCACCCAGGTACTTTTTATCTTTCGTTTCTTCGTATTGACTTTGAGCAGCCAACATCAACTTTTTAGCTTTTTGTCGTTCGGCAAAGTAATACTCAATCAACTGTGGGAAGATACCTTTATGATCTCTACGGAAACATTGACCGTTAGAAGCCATAGCCCAGTTATTATCTTTAATCGTACCAGTATTAAACTCCTGATCAATTAATCGCTGAATAGAACGATCGTCGTCTGCAAGGAACTTCTGTCCATCAACCAATGTCTCAGGAGACATATTCCAGGTCATAATAATGGAAGGGTACAGGGAAGTAGCATCAAAAGAAACCACCCAATCGTATTGAGCAGGTTTAGGTTCTTTAACATACGCACCCATGATACTTCGATCCATCTCCGGGTCTACGTTAGGTGGGTTATGAACGATAATATTATCTTTCAACAACTTATTATACAGGATACAGTCCCACGTTCTTACAGATGAAAAGATATCGGTATAGTTACACTTGGCATCGTATGCCATCGTCAGAATCAGAGTAATGATTCTCATCTTATCTTCAAGACGGTCAACCAACTCTACGTCTCGAATATTATAGTCTACAAATAGTTCCCAATCCTTGGTATAGAACTCTTTGAACGTTGCATGAGGATTCTTTAACTTTTGCTCACCCAGTTCTTCTAACGCAACAGTATCCAGTTTATAATTCTCAACCATCTTATAAGAGAATTTCTTATACAGGTCCATAAAGTCAAGAATAGAGATACCTGCCCAGTCATAAGCTAACTGAGTACGACCCCTTGCAGTAGGTACTTCGTGTTGTCTGATAATGCCCCAGGGTGAACATTCGTTCAATGCTTTTTCACCGAGCACTTTAATGATGCGAGACGATAGGTATGCAATATCGAATAACTGACTGTTCCAACCCGTTGTAACATCTGGATAATCAGACTTGTGATGGTTAATAAACTGACGTAGAAGATCGAATTCGTCTTTACACTGAATATAAATAGAATTGTCTTGCTTAGGTAAGTAAGGCCCACAACCAAACGTAGTTAACTGCTTTGTATTAAAGTCTTGAACAGTAATAAGAATAATTTGTTCTTGAGCAGTCCTGGAATCAGGAAACCCGTACTCAGTAGTAGTCTCAATATCGATAGTTACAATCTTCATTAATGAAGTATCAAACTCAATCATATCAGGAAACATCTTACTGATGAATTGATACCCGTAGTTCTTATTACCGAAGATAGGGAAGTTGCTTACTTCCTTATACTGATCAACGAATTCGCGAGCATCTTTAATCGAACTAAACTTAATCTTTTCGAGGTTTTCACCCCAAAGAGATTTAAACTCTGATGGTTTACCAGAACGAACGTAAAGGGTAGGTTGAAAGGGAATCTTTTGATTTACACGTTTTCCGTCTTTAAAACCACGGAAATAAACGTAATCACCACGAGTATGGATATTGGTATAGAATAGCATTTGTCTATTATATATTACCTTGCAAAACGTTGCAAGCACGTTTGGTCATAAATATAAACGTAAACCCAACAACCCAAAAGGTAAAAAATGAAGAACACCTATAAACTAGGCGCTTTCTTCGTTATGACTTTATTAGCGTTCGCCTTAAATGCGCAGACCACCTATGATTCGAAAACTCTGGTAGATACGAATAGCGCATCAACAAGCACCAGTACCGTTAACAGTAATAATGTTAACACAAACAACAACCTGAACATTAACCAAACAACGGTTGATAGTAAATCCGTAAACGTCAATACAAACGTTAACGATTCTAAATCAGTGTCTACGAACACCAACTATCAGTTCGGTACGATGACTAACAATAACAATAACGTTAGCACATCATCTTCTACATCTACAAGTGACAACAAAAACTTAAACATTAACACATCTACATCTGTTAGTGACAATAAGAATATCAACTTAAATACTTCTACATCTAATTCTATTTCTTCTTCTACTAGTGTTAATGATAATAAGAATCTTAATATTAACAACTCTACATCAGTATCAGATAATAAGAACGTTAACTTAAATAATTCTACATCCACTTCTGCTTCTACAAGTGTTAATGACAATAAGAATACAAGTATAAGCACTTCTTTTGCTGATTCAAGACAAGTTATTGATTCTGCAAATTTGAATACCAATATTAATAAATCAGAGATAGTACAAAGAGTTATTCAACCACCACCAACCGCAGTTGCTCCAACTATGATGTCGGGTGGTAACAGTGATCTGTGTTCTACAGGATCCTCAGGTTCTGTACAAACACAGATCTTTGGTGTTTCTAGTGGTGGTACAATCAGAGATTTGAACTGTGAGCGTTTAAAACTTTCTAAGACACTTTATGACATGGGTATGAAGGTGGCAGCAGTAGCTACAATGTGTCAAGACCGTCGAGTCTATGATGCAATGTTAGCCGCTGGTACACCATGCCCGTATGAAGGTAAGATTGGCGAACAAGCCAAAGCTGCCTGGGATGCTAACCCAGAAAAAATACCTCAATTAGATAAAGTGGAAAAGTATGAAAATGCTAAAAACATTGGGCTTGGTGCTTTGCTTGGCATCCTTGCTCACAAACTTTTCTAAAGCAGAAATAGTTAGCGTACCAATTCTCAACGGTCAATTCACAGTTAATGTGATGACCGGGGCGGATGCGTACCAGTTGCAGCAAATCAAAAATAACCCGGCTGCCACCCAGCACTATATCAGTGATGATGCTAATGTAAACGTACCACTACAGTTTGCCTTCCCTTACTTTGGTCAAACATTTACAAACTCCTGGATGTATTCTAATGGAGCAGTTAGCTTTAAAACTAATAATGCCCCAGGTGGTTTTTGTTGTTCGGGTATAAATTTAACTACCGAAAGAAACACAGGTTATAATTATTCTTTACTACCCTTGCAAACAGACTTAATTGGCCAAACTAATAATAACTTTTATACTCTAGGTACCAATACAAGTATGACTTATGGTTGGTATGGTATCAACCAGTATGGTACCGGCAATAAAAGTAGTTTTGAAGTTAAGATTGATAATACAGGTTTAGTTGATTTTAGATTTGATAAAGCTCTTGTAACAAACAACAACGTTACAATAGGTATGACAGGGGATTTATCTAAAGGTGAGTATTACCAATACTATCACGGTAATGGTATTAACAAAAGTAACTTTGGATTCACTGGTGTCTTCGGAACAGGTCAAGACCCTTGTACATCTGATCCCATGGCAAATACTACTTGTCCAGGATATGCGGCCGCTTACCTAAGTTACCAATGTAATATTTCAGCTCTTTATGATGTGTCGTGCCCAGGATATGCAACAGCATATTTTAACCAACAGTGCGGTATTTCAGCTTTATATAATGTTGCGTGTCCAGGTTACGCAGCTGCGTATTTGAGCCAGCAATGCAATGCAAGCCAACTATACAGTACCTCATGTCCAGGTTATGCAGCAGCATACTTGAACCAACAGTGTAATATTACTCAACTCTATAGTACATCTTGTCCGGGTTACAACACAGCTTATGCACAAAAACTTGTTCTAGAAACTCAAGCAAAACTTGCATCAGCAGAGTCTTCTAAAACTGAAGTAGCCAAGGCAGATGCTCCCCCACCTGGTGCACCGCCACCTCCTCCCCCAGGTGCCCCGGTACAGGATAATACCAGCACCAAGGCCGAGGTAAAATTAGATCTTGGTGGAGCTACTATTTCTGCAACAGGTGAGATTAGACCATCAGACGATATACCAGACGCAGCAAGACCTCCTCCCCCTCCAGGTCCTGGCTTAGTAGAAACTGCATCTGGACCCGGACCTGGTCCAGGTCCTGCAAATGCTTCTAACCCATCACTGCCTCCCCCTCCTGGTTCACCAGCTGGTTTTGCTGAAAGACAGCAAGAGGCACAACAAGATAGAAGAGTCTCTTCTCCTGTTAACGCTTTAAGTATTGCAAGAAATGCAGTTGCAAACACAGAAGCTTTAGCACGTGCAGTTGCAAGTGAATCATCTAAGATGTCATACAGTGAAAGCGCAAATCCTTCTGATGGTATTGGACTGTCTTTGGATAAAACGGGTGTTAAATTAAATTTACCTGGATTAAGTTTTGGTAATCAAACTACGGCTTATCAAATGGAAACAACTACTGTTAACACAGCGTTTTATAATAGCTCAAATACAACAAATACATTGAGTGCAACCAGTTTTAATAATACAAGTAGTATAAACATTAGTTCTGGACCTACATTAACGGTGACTGTGGAACAAGAACAGAATTATGCACCTAGACAAGAAAATCAAAATAAAAACCAGGGTATGGAACTACCTCCTATACCACAACAAATAGCATCAAGCCATTTTGAAAACAACCAGTCCAGTATAACAGCTCTCCAAGAGCAAAGAATTGATAATAATGAAACTGTTAAAAACAAAGGCGATGTTTCAGAATTAGCTGGCGGTGTGGATTTGACCAAACTAACTGTTATTCCTGCAGGCTATAACGCCTACATGGCAGTAACAATTAAAGATACACCTTTTTATGAAATTAAAGAGGTGTATAAGAATCAAGTTAATGTAGACAATGTTAGATTATTACGTAGTCTTGGTAGTGACAGACTTCATCAACTAATGGTGAATCAACAATACAAGATAGGAAACTAATATGATTATTACATTGGATTTGACTTGGATAATAACGTTTTTTCCTTTCTTATTAATTGGATTTGGTTTTGGAATAGCGTTCTATTATATTTTTTATAGTAATAACTCAATGAATGAAATAGAACGTATGAAGCATGATATTGCTGTGCGCAAGGAATGGTTTAAAATGCTTGCAGATCAAAAAACAAACAAATCAAAATGGCCAGCAAACTGGTCTTAAAATAGGAGTTAAAAATGGCAGAAGAAATTAAAGACGTCAACGCTAAGATTGACGAAGCAGAAGCGGCAATGAAGAAATACGCTTCAAAAGATACTGTTATTAGTATCGGTGGTTATGAGTTTACCCCGGCAAAATTAATGGTAGCTGCAACTATTGTTTCATCGGTACTCGGTGGTCTCTACGGTACGTTTGAAGTGTACAAAGACTATGTTGGCATGAAGAAAAAGATTGCTGAATATGCAGCACCCGATCTTTCTGGTTTTGATAAGCGGTTGGCTGTCATTGAAGAGAACAGCCAAAAAGGTGCCGACTACACCCGTGACATTAAAACTGACTTGAAAAATGACATCCGTCGTAACGAAAGTGTTACAGAGCAAGTAGAACGAAGTGTAAAGCAAGCACAAAGAGAAACTGAAGCAGAAATGCGTCAAGCTCGTAAAGATGTTCGCGAAGACTTAGATAAGGCTCGTAATGAAGTGAATAGTATTCGTAAAGAAATGGCTGATGCCAGAAGAGAAATTAGTAAAGAAGTTGAAACACTAAAGAAAGAAGTAGACACTAAGATTCAAAAAGCTGTCGATAATCCACTGGCAAACAAATAATGTTTGGAACCGCTCTTGCCCTTTACATGTACGCTAAACAGCCTGAGTGTGTAAAGTGGACCTGGAACGGTGATGTATACAGTAGAAGGGTAGTTTGTTTGGAGTGGCGTAAACCTGAGAAAGAAACTGAAAAGAAAAAATAATGGACCCGATTACTATTGGACTTGCTTTTTCAGCTGCTCAAACGGCTGTAAGTCATATTAAGCAAGCTATTGCTTTAGGTAAGGATGTGAACAGTCTTATAGGACAGTTTAGTAAGTTTTTTGAATCATCTGATGCAATTCATCGTGCTAGAGGTAGAACACTTGCAAAAGCTTCCCGTTTAGGAAAAACGGATGCTGAGTTAGGTAAAGAAGCTCTTGAAATCGCAATGCACAGCGATGCTTTACGTCAAGCAGAAAAAGATCTAAAAAACTTAATCATTTGGAATCTCAATAAACCCGAAGTTTGGGAACAAATGATTAAAGAGCGTACAAGGTTATTTAAAGAACGCGCTCTTGCAGAAGCTGAAGAAACAAACCGTCAAATACAAAAAAAGAAAGAAACAGCAGATAGAATAGTTTTTGCAATGGTATTTTTGTGTGTAAGTGCTGTTATATTTTGTATGGTTTTTGTTGGGATTGGTATATACGGGGCCATGGAAGAGCAGAAAATTTATCAACAAAAAGTTGCTGAAAGAAATGCTGTGATACGAAGACAGGCTAAAGAAAGAGAAGCTAGGGAACGAGTCGAAAGAGACAAAGCCATTGCTGGTGGTTAATAAATAAAGGATAAAATGTACTTCAATATTATAGTTACTTTTAACGACATTTTATTTTTATTATGTTTGACACCGCTCATGGCAGTATTTTTTGTTATGTTTACTGATTGGTTAAACGATAAAGATAGATACAAATAAAAAGGAAAAGATATGTTAGATACACTATTATGGATTGCAGTAGGAGCATTTATTGGGTGGAATTTTCCACAACCATTCTGGGCTAAAATAATCCAAGAAAAAATTCAAGCTGCAATTGCTAAAAAATAAGAGGTAAATATGGCTGAAGAAAAAAAACCCCTAAGTAGAAGCGAACGTGAAGCTCAGATCAAAGATAAAGCAGGGTGGCTTATTACCGTACTTGCGGCTCTTTTGGCCATTAATACCTATATTGCTTCTGGCAATAGTTCTAAAGTATTAAACAATACTATTAAAGCTAACGATACATGGTCATTCTATCAAGCAAAATCTATTAAACAGACATTGGCTGAAATGGCTTATGACAATGCTGTTGATAAAAAAGATACAGCTAAAGCAGAAAAGCTGAAAGCAAAAATCGACCGCTATGAATCTGATCCTACAACAGGTGAAGGTAAAAAGGAACTGATGGCTAAGGCTCGTGCCTTAGAAGCAGAAAGAGACGAAATTAAGAAAACCAGCCCATGGTTAACATTTGCTGGCTCTGCTTTCCAAATTGCTATTGTGTTATTGTCAGCTAGTATCTTAGCTGTTGCACCCGCATTATATACTGCAAGTATTGTGGTGGGTGCATTTGCTGCACTACTAATGAGCCAGGGTCTATGGCTCTGGTTACCAATAGTGCTATAATGAACTCAAAAAAGTATCGGAGCATCTTTATCAGTGATGTTCATCTAGGTACTAATGATTGCAAAGCCAATAAACTTAATAATTTTTTAAAGTATAATACCTGTGATACTTTATACCTAGTAGGTGATATAATTGACGCCTGGCGCATACAGCAAAATAAATGGCGTTGGAAACAATCTCATACCAATGTCGTAAGACGGGTATTAGGACATGCCAAGCGCGGGACCAGGGTAATATATATTGCTGGTAATCATGATGAATTTTTACGACCAATGATACCTTACGGGTTCAGCTTTGGCTTGATAGAAATTCATAATCAATTTGAACATATTGGTGCAGATGGTAAACATTATCTAGTTACACATGGTGACATGTTTGATGGTATTACCAGACTTGCACCTTGGATAGCATTTTTAGGAGATCGTGCATATGATGTGGTTTTATCGCTCAATAACAAATTCAATTGG